ACGTACCGCCACGTGGCATGTTCTGCATGTTAGGGTCAGCACCTGACAACCTGCCTGTACCAGTGCGGTGTTGTAGTAACCGTACATGTAGCTTACCATCAGGCTTTACGTGTGTTGCAATGCCCTCTACGAAGCTGCTGAGATATGTCTCTACTGCTGACAACCTACGTACCTTCTGCAGGAATGACTCAGCTACACGCATACCCTTGGAACGTGCAATGCCCTCAAGGAATATAAGATTGTCTTTGCCTGTACCAAAACCATTAGCACTAATCCATTTAGAGTTAGGTGGTGCAAACTTTAGTCCTGCAATACTACTGTGATTGTCTGTGAAGGTATACCCTGTAGCATTACAAGTGTCACACTTATTTGATCTAGCATACCGTGTTCCGTCCTTCTTCTGTTTCCATATCTGTCCACTGCCATTACATGTACGGCATTGGTGTGCCTTCTGCTTGTACAACTTCTCACTGTATGCATTGACGTTACGTCTGTAGTCTATGTCAGGCATACGTTCATCGAACAAGTCTGCCCACATCTTCTTGTCGTGTGGCTTACGACTATAGATAACCCAAGACAATTGCTCTGGGCTGTTAAGGTTGATTGGCCTGTCACCCATCAGGTCACTGGCTTGCTCCTCTAGTGCCATAGTCAAAGCGTTACGCTCTTGCTCGAACTCATCACGCACTTCCATCAGTGCATCCATATCAACTTGAAAGCCACGCTGATAGATACGTGCAAGGTGTATGCACAACTGATTGGTCAACTGTATCGTTGGTACTAGTGACTTGCATCCCTCGTACCTTGTCTGCAAAACGTCATACAGCTGTTGCGTAGCGTGGAGATCGTGCGATAGATACTCCGATAGTTCACCATGAGGTATATCACGTGTGGAATATCCATCCTTAAAGTACTCCTTCAATGTGTCCTGTTTCTTTGTGTCTAACTCGTATCGTTCAGCACAAGCCTCAAGTGATAGCGGTTGCTTCTGTCCACGTTGTAAGACATACTCACCCAACAAGGTATCGAATACCTCACCGTCATACTCAAAGCCTGACTCCCATAGCCACAGCAAATCATGCGGTGCGTTGTGTGCAATAAGTAGAGAGGTGGCGTCCAATGCATCTTGCACTATCTGCCGCCCCTCTGTGGTAGGTTGTTGCTCTGCGTGATCGAAAGTAATAATATCTTCGTTTCCAAGATCATCTAGCATGCCTACCATAACCAATGTATTCTCTGGCTCAAACGGGTCAAGGTGTAACTTGCCATTGCGTTTGACCACTGTATTCTCTACGTCTAGGGTTAAGTGTTTCATGTCGGTGTCGCTCCCCTTAGTCAGTCCATCTGTCCCAATCATCTAGTATTGTTAAGTCGTTATCGTACATCTTGGTACGATTGTCAACCCCTTCATTGTGGTTTGTTAAATTATCTATGTTTAAAGTATCTCTAAATTGTTCCATTGCTATTACTGCTTCCTCAAGGGTCAGATTGTTATCGACCATTGCTCTGTGCAATCTAATCTCTGCACTGGATGTAGCTGTAGTCATAGGTAGCCCCTTCTCTGTACTGAACTTCTTCGTTCATCTTCTGTCATTGGTCTGATGTATGGTACTACTATACCAGTGTTCCATTTGTCTGCACGTTTCTGTGCGTCTTCTTTATTCTTGTACCATACAGGTGGATCATTTGCTGTAAATGAATCCTTACCTGTGTCGTATACAAGTTCATCTGTATCAATCTCAAACATCACTGCGTACATCTTCTTCTCCTTTCAAACCGTTTTCAATTAACTGTACAAAGCCTACGTTAAAGATAGCTGCGAATGTTTCTGGATCACATTCTACTTGTACCGTAGCACTGCCATCCTCATGTTCTTCTATTGATGTTACTTGGATTGGCTTATTAACATATTCACTCATCTTTAATCTCCTTGTTACACTTACGAAACCTTTTGTTATAAGCACGTTTGATTTTCTTTAACTGACCAGCTTTCCACAGGTAAAACTTACGTGCTTTAGTAAGCCCATCGTACTCATCGCCACCCTTCATGGGTATCCGTCTGGTCATTTGCTCATCTCCTACTACTACTGGGGTGTTAGTACTGGCAAGTATTGCCTCTTAACTAATACAGTGATGTCGCTAGTACATCTTATGGCTTACTTATTTCTCCAATCTTAATGCAACCCATGACACAGGAAATAACTTCTTCATGCTGTCACAGATTTGATTTGCTGCTAGTCTAGTTTCTAATTGTGTATCATCTGTACATCTAAGATTGCACATATCTGCAAAGGCGTCAAGGCTACCTGACCAGTACCATTCAGTCATGGTGCTTTGTGGCAACACCATACGTGCTTGCTCTGGACATACGCCAGCCGCTATAAGTTTTTTGTAAATAGAAATAACATACTCATCACACTCATGTACTTCATCTAATATGCTTAGATCAGGAACTATACTATCCTTATATATTCCATATTTTTCAGGTTCTTTTTCAAAGACATCCTTTATATGTTTGTATGTACCGTGTGCATACATCTTATTTAATTCTAGTACACCATCACTGCCCTGCTTCTTGTCCTCACTACGTCCACGCCACTCATCAGGTTCGTAGAACTCAGGCTCACTGTCTACATACCTGCGACTGATCTCGTTCCAACGTAGGAACTTATGCTTGACTAGTTGTCTAGCTACAAACAATGGAGCCTTCACGTGGAAGGATGCAAAGCAATGTCCGAATGGTGAGAGATGCTTATGCTCTGCTAGATAGTGGATTAGCTTACGATCTTTGTCCTTCAAGATGTACTGATCTAATTCGCTATCGTGATCAGCCCATGTAGATTCTTTACCAAAGCTAACACGTGCCGCATTAACTACAGACAGGTCACTACCCATGTAGTCCATTAGTGTTGCATTAATCATATAAAATTTCCTCTCCTTTAGAACTTTCTATATTTTTTATTAAAGAATTTAGGTTTGCTCTATGATAAGTCACAGCAAATGGGTGAGCAGGGGCAGGTATCTTCCACATTTTAAGAGTTTTAAACTCTTCTGAAGATGTTCTATCTTTTAAGCCAACTCTAACATCACCCTTAATTGCTCCGTATCCTATAAAACAATTATTACCCTCTTTGTTCACAACACCTAGATATGTTACTGGTGCGTTAGATGGAAAATTAATCAAGTGTCACCTCCTTCAGTATCTCTATTGCTTCTGCATCTGTCAACTTGAACCACTCACCATTTTCATGTTTGTTCCAAGGGTGTGTAGTCTTGAGTGCCGCCAGTGTATGTGCCTTACGTTCTGCTACGTTACGATCCTCAAAGTATACAGAGTGTACCAACTTGTAGTCTCGCATAGGTGAACTTGTTTGGTAACTACTGAGCCTGTCTTCAGCATCAATTGCCTTACCTATCTTAACCCACTCAGGCCATACGGGATTGGTGATTGCATACACATACCCTTCTTTGATTTGATTGTAGTTGTTTAACGAACCAAAGGCTAGATCACCAAATGACTTGTACTTTCCCGCTTTGTATAATGGGTGTGTTTGAGGTATGTACTTACCATTTACATACATACGATGTTGGTTACTAAACGTATTATACTTTTTTGAGCAACTAGTACACTGCTTTCTATCAACATCTCGCCACGACTGTGACCAGTTAGCATCAGTAAGTTCTGTATCACAGGTACTACAGCATGCATTGGCATGGTAAAATGCGTCTATATCTTCTTGCGTTATCATTTTATCTCTCCTTTTAATTGTATCTGCCTCTATTAACATACGTACCTCGCTATCTTGTACTCAAGGTCAGTGTGTACAATGCCGTGCCAACCTGACAGTTTGTTCTTGACCACGTTGATGTGACGTTGCGTGTCTTCCTCGTCCTGTCCCTCAACTGTGGGGTTCTTAGAGATCATCAACATCAAGTCAGCTTCTGCTGCCTTACCTGTACGACTACCTTCCATCATGGCTTGGTTAAGTATCACCTTACCTTCTGCTTCTGCTGATAGCTGAGACATGTAGAACATAGCGCAGTTCTGTTGCTTGGCTATCTGACGTGCATGTATTGCGTTAGCTTTGAGTGCCTCATCAGGACGTGAGAAGCCAGCGGTACGTGCAAACTTGTCACCCATGTCTAGTATAACTATATCAGGTTTGTATGACTTGCATACTGACTCAACCCAGTTCATGTCACGGCCTGTTGCGTCCTTGAACATAACCTTGTCACGTATCTTATTGAAGATAGACATAGCCTGTGTCTTGCTCTTAACGATCTCGTGCTTGTCCATGCCAGTTGCGGCAGTAATGTATCGGTGAGCTACACGGTGGTAGCCTTCCTCATTACATAGGACAATTACCCTAGCGCCCTGCCATGCAAAGCCATTAGGCCCAGCTACAAGTGAGGCATGTAATGATGTCTTACCAGTGTTAGGACGTGCGCCTACCTCAATCAAGTGACCAGCGTTGATGCCCTCAACCTTACGTGTCAACGTAGGGATGTTGAATGTCCACTGTGACTCAAGGTCAGTCATAGCTATGATAGTATCAAGGTCAATGTCTTCCCACTCAACCTTGAGGTTAGGCGTGAAGTCATCACCATACAACTCAAGCATCTGACGTAGTGGATCAAGACTTGTCTTGCTACCATTAACGTAGTCAAATCCAAGGTTGGCAATGTCCTCTCCTATCACCTGTTGGAATAGCTTAGACAGTACGTCCTGTGCTATGTCACTGCCCATTACCTCTTGCTTAGTGACCTGACTAAACAGTACACTATATGCTTGGCGCTGGGCTGTAGTAAGTGTGGCGTTCTCTGCCATGAATAGTGCTTCGATCTCTGCAGGTGTAACAGTACGTTCGTATCTGTCCATAGCTGAGTCGATGGCTTGCTTGATCTTACGT